CCCGGGGGGTGGGGGTGCCGGGGGGGGTCTGGCGGAACACGGTTCCGGTGAAGCCTTGCGACCACGCGACCGCGCGTCATTTGTAACCGTTTCGGATGCGTCTCTGTTATACTTAAGCTCATTCGCATAACGGCCATTATGGAACCATATCGGTATCGTCTATAGGTTTAACCTGTTCTATAGGCAGCACCTTTTCGGCGGTTACATCAATCATCGGCAGCTGGTTCGCCTTGGCTTCCTCGGCCAACTGGCGCAAGGCGTCGAGGTGCAGCGTGTGGTTGTGGTTCACGTTGACCTCGGAACGCTCGCCATACGTGCCGCTCTGTAGCCGGGCAGCAAGCCACTTGTAGCTGTCAATGGCGACACGGGCCGCGTTTGGATCGATTTTGCCAGCCAGAACGCCTTTCGCAATGTCGCCAATGGTATCAGCGTAGACTAGGCTACGGTTCGCGCAGGCACGCGTGTAAGCCTGCCTGAAGGCTTCGTCTTCCGCAATCCACCTATGTATCGTCCGTATCTCTGGCAGATCGTCGTCATTTGCGACCGATGCCAACGAGCGACCGGACGACACGCGCAGCAGGATTGTCTCAACAACCTCTGGCGTCTTGAGGCTTGGCCTGCCAATCTTTTTTGGAACCTGCTCGATCACTGCCTCAACAGGCGTTGGCGGCGTCCTTGGCGGCTTGTCCTTCTTCCTCAACCTGAACCCCCGTCTAAACCGTTTAGGCAGTTATACTGACAAAACATTGACAGGTCAAAACGGTATCTCATCCCCATCCTTCGGGATGCGGCCAGCGACCAACTGTGAGCCGGGAAACACGGTTTTAACGGCAGACACGGCAGCGCCTGCTTCGGTTGTCTCCATGAGCCGTATGGCCTCCTCGAACGAGACAACAATGTGATCTGGATACCGTCGAGCCAATGCTGACCCTTCGCTGCCTCGGGCGCAGAAGCAATACTTGCGACTGCCATCCTCGCTGGCTTGGAACCAGACGTTTCCTGCGTCCTCTGGCCTGTGACCGGCCTCCCGTGCGGCCTTGTCCATCAAATGCCAACCCTTCGCCAAGGAGGCAGACTTCTGGGCGGCCAGCGCAGGATCGCCTCGGCGTATTGCTTCGTCCAGTTGCCGCTGGGCAATTGCGAACTTGGCGGCAAGGTCAGGCGGCACCAGCCGCTCAATACGACCTATGCCCCATTGCCCTTCGATCCGCAGCGCAGCCTCGTCAGCGTATTGAACAGCGGCTCGCCATGCGGCCTCCGTGTCGCTCGCAACCGGGTTTGTAATCGTGTCCGCAATCGCGGTTTTTACCCTGCTCATCTCTCCTCCTTCATGCGCCCCAGAACACGGTGAATAGGTGAATAGAAATCCAGCAAAAGACTATTACGGTTCATAAGTGATAGTGAACAGAACAGCACATATCCAAACCACCAGAGACATGCTTACCCTGAACACCCTATTATCAATAACTTATATAAAATTATAAAATAAGCTATAAAACCATTCACCTATTCACTCGGAATCACTTTCTCGAACGATGTCTCTGAAAACCAGCTATTCACTGACCTCTATTCACTTGTCTAGCTTAGAAAACATCTGTACCAAGATCGGCATCTGGACCCAGTTCATCCAACGGCAGACTTGCCTCCACGGCCACCGCAGCAGCCGCCTCCACCGCCTTCTGGGCAGCCAAGTCAGCACGCAGCACGAAGCGGTTCTGTCCCTTGTATGTTCCGGCGGTGAAGCGCCCCTGCTTCACCCATCCATTCTGCATCAGGATCGACGTGACCCGGTTTCCCATCATCCTGTCGCGGCGTCCTGTCTCGATGAGCATGTCTGCGAGTATCTGCGGCACGCACGCCTCGGCCTTACCTGCGACATGCTCCAAGACCACCGCGTTCCACGGGTCTTCCAGCAGCCGCTCCTTCTGCTCTTGCTGGGCGATCTTCTCCACGGCAGCCGATAGCCACCATCTAGCCCCGGCACGAAAGGCGACCACGGCTTCGCCCCACAACTGGTCGCGATCCTTTGCAAGCGCATCGGTATCGATGGCTCCCACGGCCACCGGCCAAAACCTGCGGTTTCCGGTATCGTCCCGCAGGTAATCCGAGCGGTTTGTGGAACCAATAAACACGCACTGCCTAGGATAAGTTACCTCGTTGCGTCCGTATGCAGGGCGGAACCGTTCTTCCGTGCGGCTGACGAACGCCTTGACGATCTCCACCTCTGCCTTGCTGACGTTTGCCAGTTCGGCCAGTTCCACAATCCACATGCCGCGCACGTAGCTGGCGGCGTCCCGTGTGTGCATTGGCGGCAGGTTATCACCGAAGTACTCGGCTCCCGCCAGCACCTTGGCAGCCGTGCTTTTACCGGCTCCTTGGACGCCTTCGAGGATTAGGACAGCATCCACCTTGCATCCCGGTCGCATGACGCGGGCGACGGCTGAGATCATCCACTTTGACCCAGCCTCGCGGACATACTGCTCCTCCATGGGATCGCCGGGAGCCACGCCGCAATACGTCTCCAGCCAACGCTCGATCCGTGGCGTCCCGTCCCACGCTGCCGCACAGGCGTTCAGATAGTCCCGCAGCGGATGATACGTGGCCTCCATGACCACCTCGTCGATGGCGTCTGCAATCACTGACTTGTACGCCTTGGGAAACCTGTTCCGGTTGAACCATGCAGTCGCGGTCAAGATATCGTTGTCAGCCAGTTCACGGACGTGAAAATGCTTCTTTGGCGTCCTTGATCCCGGTATTGGCGATAGGACCATTTTCCTACCTGTGAACTCGTTGAACACGAGGACGCCTTGCCACTCGGGATGCTCACGCAGCGTGTGGACCGCGTTTGCATGGTTCATCAGCGCATGGCCCTTGGCGTCCGTTATCAGCCCTTCCTGCCACGCGTCAGGCAGCAGGACGGCCTTCTCTGACCCGTCCTCCTCGGTAGACCATACGGCGTGTCCATTGGCTCCCTTGGCGACCTTCTTGGCCTCGATGAGCTTGGTGGCCTGCTCCAAGAGGCCATCGTCTTCCTCGAACCAGTCATCGAGTGTCCCCCCGCTCATTCTTCCCACCATTCTTTAGACTGGCTTCCGTCATCCTTTGGTGCGGCACCAACGGGCTGCACGCTTTTGTTTTCCTGCATCCTTTCAGACATGATTTCTGCCATCTCATCATGGGCAGCTTTGAAGTACGCCTTGGCCTTCCTCATCGAGTAGGCCATGCCCGCCAAGTCTTCGGCGGACGCGTAATCTATGGCTAAACCACTATAAAGACTGACCCGCCCCATGTATTCCTCGAAGGCGTCGAACAGCGCCAGCTGCTTGTTTTGGGATGCAGGGATCATTGTGTTAGGATTGATCTTGTCGCTCGGCACGGACATCTCCTCCTCGCTCGCTGGACGACTGGTCCCCCCGACCACAGGCAGTCCCCGGTAGCTTCCCCAGATCGGCTACCGGGGACATCTGTTTCAGGCGAATACGTCCTCGTCATCCATCGAGCCGGACAGCGCCGTGCTGCCGAAGTCCTCGGCCTCCACGTTGCCCCAGTCCACAGACGCACCAGCCAGCACGTCGCCCTTCTTCGTGATCCAGAGATCATTCAGACCGGCAGCCACGCCACGGTTGCCAGCGGCGTCGTACCCGTAGAAATTGACGCCGACGCAGCCGAAGTACCCGTTCACCAGATGATCGGCTGTGGCAGGCGACTTGGCCTTACCGACGACCGGCTTGATTGGCTTCTTGTTGCTGGCGGACAGGTAATAGCAGCCCTCGAACTCGCCGCCTTTCATCCGCTCTCCCGTCTCACCGTCCACCTCGTCGCCATCGCGCAGCGGGTTCCTCAGTCCTTTCGGCGGCTTCTCACCGAACTTCTTGCCGATGGCTGCTTTGATCGCTGCCTTGATGGCGTCGATGTTTTCCTTGTCATCCTTGCGGATGAGCATCGTGAGGCTGTACTTAGGCTCCGCGCCTTCAGCGGCAGCACGCGGCTCCAAGATGTGCATGTAGGTCAGGCGAACATTGCGGATGACCATGCGTGTGTTTGCGTTTTCCATGTTTTCCTCGTTTTCACGTTTACAGGGTTTGCCGTCCCCCCGACGGCTAGGTTAGAAGTCCTCTGCTTCTACAACGACGCCATCCATCTCATTGATGTTTGGGATCGAGAGAACAGTGGACCTCGACGGATACGCAGGCCACTCGCCAGAAGCAAGGCAGCGTGCGTAAACTAATGCGAGGCGGTCCATTGCAGCATGACCAGCTGACAAGGCATTGCGGTCCAACTGGTAGCAAGCCACAGCATATGGTGGTGCCGTCTCAACAGCGATGAACGTGAAGCTGTGCATAACTCCGTCGACATGCGACACGCCGTCGATGTAGTGAGCGGCTTGCAGATGGTAGTTGAGGCTTCGCACGCGTCTAGCGAACCCTTCTGGCGATGCGTCGATGGTTGTCTTCACGTCAATGATGCCTGCTGGACCAACGGCATCGACGCCAGCCTTGCAGGCGACCATCGGCGTGTAGCCCTGCCACTGGTAATTCTTCTCGCATGTCGCACCAGCAAGCAGTTCTTTTGCCTGCTCATGGTCGAGAACGACATCACGGACGCGCATAGCCCTATCGGCATCCTGCTGGCTGACGATTGGCAGGCCGAGCTTCTGGAGTCCTTCCCGCTCTGCCTTGCCTTCCTTCGTTGTCCAGTTCAGCTGCTTGATGGACACCACGTCATAGATGCTGCGATGTGGCTCTAGGATCAGCGCATGAACCAGTGTGCCGAAAACCATTGCGGCAGTGGGCTCTTTTGGATTGTCCTTCCAGTAGCGATAGTGTGCAGGTGAACGCAGGAGTTCCTTTGCGCCAGAGGCGGACAACGCCTCAAGGCTGAAGTAATCGTTTTGCATGTTTCCCTCATCCAGATCGCAGGCTCAGTCTTCGTGTTCCCAGTGACACGGTGTGTGGTGTTCATATTCCTCAATAGTGTGCATCACGGTATCAACGATTTCTTTCATCACGTTAATGGCGTCCAACTGTGATTTCACAGAGCAAATAATCACACTTCCCAAAGCCACAGTCATCGCCTCAAGCGCATCCCTTGGCCCATGCGGCTCAAGGATTTCCATGATCTCGTATGCAAGTTTATTCAGGTGTTCGTCTCTGCTCATATCTACATCCTTATTTTTTCTTCTTGGAACGACGCATCAATGCCAGCATGTAGCTTTTTCGTCACCCAATCGGCCAGCCAAACAGCCGCTTCCTTGTCTTTAGAGACATCTACTATTTCGTACATCAGCATCGCACCTAACGCCGAAACTATATATTTGCGATCCTGCCCGACCAGCGCATCAGATATTTTCTGTGCGATCTTTTCTACCTTTTCCTTGTCGTAAACTTCCGTCTTCTGCCCCATTTCTCTCTCCTCATCTCGTCGCAGCCCACCACGCCATCAGCGCAGCATCTGCTCTCCCATCATCCTTTTTACGGGCGAACAAGTGAGCATATGCAGGGAACAGTTCTGCTGCGCGTTGCCTGTTCCCGTCCTTCCCAGATCGTGCGCTCACTGCTTTCTGCCATCCAACCGGCGTGATGTAGGTTACAGGTATCTGCAAGGCAGCCAGCGCGCCTTCGTACATGCCGACGCCACGTCCAAACTGGAACATGCTGGATACGCCTTGCCCCGGCATCGCGTTGACCAGTTCGAGGATAGCGATCTTTGGTCCCCTTGCTCTAATGATCGCGCTCATCATCTGCGGACTGATCTCTGTTTTCAGTTTGGCGCCGCGTTTCACCTGCACCACAGGCGTGTCGATGATCTCCAGCGTCCCGGCCTCTGGGTTGTAGAAAGCCAGTGCGCCAGAGGCTCCCGGGTCAATGGCGAGGATCATGTGACCCTCAGTTCTATTTCGATCCCAAGAGCATCGCAGAACGCCAGCAGGGTTACGATGTTCCCGCTGCTTCGTTTGTTCAAGAAGGAACCGTAGGTAGCAGACGAAACTCCAGCCAGCTTGCACAATTCCCGCTGCGACAGGCCACGACGCATACGTTCTGCCTCGATGAGTTTCTTGATCTGCGTGACACTAGACATCGAGGGTTCCACCTTCAGACTGGCCATATGGCTTGGCAGTTAGCCGCTCCTTCGACCGTTTTGCAGGGATCGTGTAGTTAGGATCGGCTTTGTACTCGCCGCACCAATAAGAGCGGGCGACACGCAACTGCTGCGGATACCGTTGGCATGACAACGATCCGCCGTCTTTCCCGGTGGTGTACTTGCAACTCAAACAGCTTTCCATCTATGCCCCCTTGCTCTTAGCGTAACAGGCTTGACACATCGTGACGCCGCCATTTCGCAACTTCTGACCACGGACGAGGATAATCTCTCCGCATACACAAACACACTCAAAAAGCGCAGCTCTGCGCCGCCCTTCCCCAGCAGACTTGTGATATGCGATCACATGCAGATTGCCGTACTGCTTACCTGTTTCGTCAATGTAGCCCTCGCGGACTCGGGCATCAGGTGGAACGGAGCCGGGTTGCATTTCTCTCCTCATCTTCCAGCGCCTTTTTGACTGCCTCAGTAATGGACGCCATCCGCTGCTCAGAAACGCCATACAGCTTCGAGATAAATTTAAACGATTTCCCATAGCAAAGATGGGTCCATAGCATCGTGATCTTTAATTCAAGTGATAGCTCTCTAACCATCTTTCCCCTCCAGCGCAGCGCGGGCCACCTCAATCGCGGAGTCAATGGGAGGCGTGCCAAACTCAGGGTCGGTCTTCATCGCAGCAATTTTCTGCAACGCCTGCCTCATCTTCTCCATATCGGTGATGTATTCGCCAAACTCCTTGACCAGAGAGCGGTAAGAAACGTGTCCGTAACCTACCTCGTTCTCTAGCTTCTCAATGCGGTCGGCGGCTGCATTCATCCAGTCAAACGCGCGCGACTTGTCATACGTGCCAGCGCGCAGCCGCGCCACAAGATCATCCGCCATTGTTTTCCCTCATCACCTCAATCGTCTGAGGCTCCATGTAGTAGTAATCGGCGCGGGACACATACGACAGCACGTCATTCATGGCGGCTCTTAACGTCGCCGTCTGAGCCTCCAGTTGCTCAATGCGGTCAATCACCAAGGGGATTTCCTTACTCGGCCAATCCTCTCGCCATTCCAAATAACTGCGAAGGCGATCTAAAAGTGTTTTAGCCATCTTTCCCCTCCAGCGCGATAAGCGCGTTTTTCAAAATGATGCCAATGACTGGCTCATTTAAAGGACCGCCCTCATACGTTTTGCAATGCGCGGCGTTTGACAAAGCGAAATAAGCCCGACTAAGCCACATCCATAGCCGCTCAATGCGGGCATATGGAACCTTAGCCGCAGCAACCCAGCACGCCTGCCTATCCTCGCCAAGCTCGTCCCAACTAGGCAACGGCTTGCCGTCGAACGTCTTGCCTCCGGCCCGTATGGAGTAAGCGACCCACATGCGTTTCGCCAGATCAACTATTTCATCGTTCTGCATCTTTCCCCTCCATTGCGGCGCGGGTCGCGTCCAAAGCGTCTAGGTAATCACGCATCATGTCTGTGCCGCTGTCATAAGGGCCGCAGTCGTAATGCAGCCATTTGTTCAGAGCGGCCTCCAGTTGCTCAATGCGGTCGGCGGCTTCATCCAACATCCGCTTCGTCTTTCGAGGTGCAAGATAAGCATCTCCCTCTGACCACTCGCGCAGTTCATCAGGCAGCTTGCTCATTTGCGCTTCTCCCATTCAGTCACCATGGCGTCGGCATACTGGGCAGCTGATGCAGCCATAAGAGCAGGCGTCGATGGTGCGTTAGATAGCAGCCCCTGCATGGCGACAAGGAAAGCCTTGTCCCACATGTCCTGCCGGTTCAGGTTCTTCAGGGTGCTGTCCAGATGCTCCCGGTATTCTTTAACTTTCATGTTCCTCATCCTCATCTAGATAAAATGGAGCAAGGCCGACCCAAACCTTGCTCCCCGTGGCTCCATCAGGAGGTTCACTGTTCCCTGCGAACAGGGCTCCCAGCTCCAGTCCCGGGGTCATGGGGCTCACGCCACGGCATTACAATCCCAGCAGCTGCTTCGCCTTCCATCCGCAGTAGTCGTCGTTAACCATTTCCGGGTCGCACTGCTTCTCACATTCGCAGGCATACTGTCTCAACGCATCCTGATACGCAGCAAATTGCTTCTGCCTGTCTTCGTAGTCATGCACACGGTCGCCCCTGCACATGTTCAACTCAGCAGTCGTGCGCTTGTGGTGCCACGCCAACTCCTTGAATGCGTTGTACAGTTCGAGAACTGTCCTGTAGTCGTACTGGATAATCTCGCGGCCAGTGTACATTCCATCCCGCAGGTGGTTCAGCGCCTCATCAGTCGTTAGGTTCGCCATCCTTGCCTCCTGCCGCTTGCCATAGTGGCAGGCTGTCCATGCCCAAGGCATCCATGTAGGTCGCCATCAGCGCCTGTTCTTCCTGCCGCTGCTGGGGCGTCCTGCGTCGCAATGAGATGATCTTGCGGACGATCTTGGTGTCGTACCCGGCGGATTTGATCTCTGTGTACAGGTCAGCAAGAGACAGCTTTAAGTCGTCCTTCTCATCCTCCAGTTTTTCGATGCGGGCGACGTATTGCGCCAGCTGGTTATTCCCTCGGCTCATCAGGCATCTCCCTTATCATCTCTTGCATCGTTGCTTGTTGACGCGCGGCTTCTTCTGCTGCTTTTCGAATACCCTGCTCCAGTTGATACTCGACCTCTCGACGCTCGATCTCACGGACGACCAGTGACGCATACCCGGCAATGTCGTGCCAGTGGTCGATGTCAAAGCTGTTCCCCGACATGATGCGGGCCAGCTTCATGCAGATTTGCTCCATCGCCTCCTGCTGCCATGGCTCCAAGTCGCTCCAGATACTTGTCGAGTTCAACACGCGCTTCAGATTTTGCGAGGTTGTTGCGACGTGCCGAAAGTCTCCGTGCGATTGCTGTCGGGTTGCCAATGTAGTCTGTATATTCTCGGCCACTTCTCATCCTCCAACTTTTCACACCGTGCATGATGCTAGTGTGGTCACGACCGAACATTCGGCCAATTTGTGCGTATCCATATCCGTTAGCTGCGAGGGCGAACCAAACCTCATGTCGGCACTCGCAGATGAATGTCGCGCGGCTTCGGCAGAACGCCTGCTCCATCGTTAGCCCGTGCCGCTTGAGAACCTTATTCGTGATCTGGCGCGCCTCTGACGGCAGGCAAACTGTGACCAGCTTGTCCTGATTTGTCTCGATGAACCACTTCATGAAGATGTCGCGCGTGATTTTTCTGATGTCCTCACGCGGGACGACGCGAGGATCAGGCAGCGGCACAAATGGTTCAGGCAGTTTTTTCTGCGGCTTCTGTGGTATTACCACTGCTGCCTGTGCCTTGGCGCGAGTGCGGCTGAGAACGTCCCTGTAGTGCTGGGCAAGTTGGTGCGCGTTCAATGGTGCATCTCCATCAGGCGGCTGCGGGCGGAACCGAGTGAGCCGCAGTAGTCGAGTTCACCATGCACCGAGCAGACACGCCACACAGGGACATCTGCTTTCTTATTGTTTCGGGTCAGCTTCTCGATCACCCCGACTTCCTCGCCGAAATAGGTCAGAACCCAGAACCCCTTGTGTTCCTCTTTCAGTTCTATCGGATTTCTTGTCAGCATCTCGAACCCCCACGACCACGGCGACCAGAAGAATGATCGCCGGTAGAAATAAAAACAGCGTTAATGCGATGACGAACGGTGCGTCGGTCATGCCATCGCCAGACACAGGATCAGGACGAAGGCCAGCACGCTGAGAGCAGCCGATGCGTTCAGGATTTCATAGATGACTTCGCGGATCATGGTCGTCTCCATCGTTGCCGGTCAGGCAAATCAGCGCCTGTCCATGCAAAAAATCATAGACGGTCTGGCGGGAGATGCAAACAAAAAAACGCAGCCTGTGGATAATTTCCGCAGGCTGCATGTTGCTATGGTTAACGCTGTCAAAAGTTTGACAGGCTACTGGTTCAGTGCGCCTCCAAGCAGGCCGGGAACCAGCGCCCGGGCTCCAGTGGGAGCCGTGTATTGCCGCGCGGCCAGCATGGCCTGCATCGCCTCCAACTCGCGGCGCAGGTCGGCCTCGGAGCGGGCGAACAGAACCTTTCGCAGCTGCTCGTTCGCCGCCTCCTGCCGTGCAGGCGTGAGGCCCTTCTGGATGGCCTGCCCGACGCCCTGAGCAGCCCTGCCGATCATGCCGATCGTGGGACCGCCAGCAGCCATCTCCTGCGCCATGGCAGCCAATGGGCTCATGGCGGCAAGGTTGCTCTCTTGCTGCGTTAGCGTCTGCGCTGTCTGTGATCCACCAAGCAGCTTGTTTTTGGACGCAGACATCCGCGCCTCACGCTCAATGTTGGCGAACAGGTTATCCGTGACGCGCTTCGCCTCAGCGGGATCGTTCCATGCAGCCTTGATGGCAGCTTCCATTTGCTGCTTAGCGCGGCCTGTGCGGAAGGCCCGCGTGACATCCTCGCCAGTTACTCGACCGTTCAGAACGCCAGAGAAGGCATCGAAGACGCCAACCAGATATGCGTCCTTGTCGGACGGCGACATATCCTTCACCGACTTCTCAATCAGCTCTGGCCGTGTCTTGAAGACCTTCTGGCCTTCCATCATTTGCCGCTCGGCAGCCCGGGTGTCAGACCAGATGGCGCGGGCTTGCTTGTAGTCAGCATTTTGCTTCTCGGCAGAAGCCACTATGGCATCACGCAGAGACTTCAGATCGCCGCCAAGGTTTCCCTTGCCATCACGGTATGCCGCAGACGCCGCGTCATCGAGCGCCCTTTGGATGCTGTCCACTTCGGCAAACGTGTAGTCGCGGGCGATTTCTTTCGCGTTCTTTTCGTTGCGCTTGATAATAGTCGCCGGGGTGATGCCGCGAATATCCGCCACAGATTCCAATTCAGAAAAGACGCTGTTTGGAACCTTCTTGATGAGCGCATCCAATTCATCGGATCGCGCCACCATCGGATCGACCTTCGCATAAAGCGGCTTTGCGATCTCTGCACGAGTGGCAGCAAGCTCATCGAGTGAAGCGAAGATGTTCTTCTGCTGCCCGATGGCGCGGGTAAACTCCTCCTCCAGCCGCTGCGTCTGACCTGCGGCACGCTCTTGCAGCTGCTGCCCGACGCCAGCCCTCTGCGCCCCGGGCGTCTGGGCAACAAGGCGAGCCTGTGCTTCCAGCGCGCTTCCCGGAGGCAGAACCTCAGAGGCGATCTCAGGCTTCACGCCAGTCGCCTGCCGCTGCTGGTATGCCCGCAGCAGGTCATCCACCGTCATGCCCTCTTGCTGAAGCGACCGCTGCAACACGCCAGCCGCCAGCTGCTCAGGCGGCCTCGTCACCGCGCGATACGCAGCAGCGCCAGCCGGGAAAGCAGCGCCAACCGCGCCGCCGAATAGCGCGCCTTGAACTGCTTCTTCGGCAGCCTTGTCGAGCCGTGCAGCCGCGCTGCCTTCGCCCTTCAGGAAGCCTTCGACGCCGCCCTGAACACCGCCAACTGCGGCACCCGTGCCAGCCATGCGACCGATCTGACCGGCCAGACCGGCAGTGCGCGCGCCTGCAATCACAGGAGCAGCGGCTCCACCTGTTGCAACGGTTGCAGCCAACGCAGGAGCAAGGCCACCAGTGATCTCAGCAGCCGTGGAGGCAATCGGACGCTCTGCCCGGGTGATGGCGTTCTTCTGGCGCACATAAGCAAGTTCATCATCGTAGCGGGTGCCACGGGCGAGCGACCGTGCAGCAGCCTCTGCCTCGTCACCCGCGCCCATCAGGACGCCTTGGCCGAGGAATTGGCGGCCAAGCACGTCGCCGATGAACGACGACTGCTCGGGCAGACCCGCTCTGGACCGCATTTGTGCAGCCATAGCAGCCTGATCGCGAGCCTCACCAGCATCTGCGGCAGGCGCACGATACTTCTTCAGGATGTCGAGTGCGCTTTCTTCTGCCATGTCAGACCTCAATACAGCGGCATGTTTTCGTCGGGGCGACGGTTGCGAGGTTGCAGTGTCTGATACAGACGCTGCGACTGCAACACGCCAGACCGGCGAACATCGAGCGGACCCTGAACCTGAGACTGCGGAACGCCTTCAGGCAGTTCTGGAGGAGCAGTGAGCATCTGGATGCGGGTTTTGTAAGCATCCTTGGCTGCCTTGCTCATCATGTCAGGCTTCAGCATCTGAAGTCCTTCCATGTCGAGCGACAGGATGTCTCTCGCCGAAATTGTTTTCGACGCGCGCTCAATATCACGCTCCATTTGAACCTGCTGAACCACTGTCGGATCACGCACATCCTGAACAGTGCGAACAGCGTTTACGCCATAGTTGAGGGCGTTCTTGTTTGCATTTTCAAACGAACGCTCATAGTCGGCATATTCGTTTTTGAAACGAGACTGGGCAGCTTGGATAATCTGCGCTCGCTGGTCATCCGTCAGCTTCTGACCACTGATGATCGAGTTCATCATGCGCTCGAAGGTGCCATCCACAACGCCTCTTGCGGAGACAATCTGACCGGCTTCGTTAGTCGAGACAACCGAGGTCGGGTCGAAGATTTTGTAAAGAGACGTGATAAGGGCAACGTCCGAAATACCAGTCTTGTTCCCAGCGAGGCCACCCATCGTGAGGATGCCTTTCTGGATTTCACGGAACCTGTCAGCAGTCGGTCGAAATTCTTTCGATAGATCACGCTCGAACTTGAACTGCTCCTGCTTCGCCTTCTCGTTCTCCTCAAGCAGCTTTGCATAAGCAGCCTGCTTGTCATCTGCGCGGCCAATTTCCGCAGTGACGCGGTTCGGGTCCAGATACATCAGATTGGTGTAGATGTTTCCGCCAGCCATCGAGCGAGCTTGAGCAGGCGTCGGAACAGCCGCACCACCCATCATGCCCGGAGCAAAACCCGGCTCGGTCACAGCTTCTTCACGCACTGCCTGAGACGGCGTGTAGCCAGTCCCCTGCTGTGGAACAGTAGCGCCGGGAGCCATAGACGCACCGGCAGACACGGCAGGAGCAGAACCAGTAGGAGCAGGGGCACCAACGCCACCGGCAGGAGCGCCGCCCGGGATACCTGCTCCCATCTGTTGCATGATGCGAAGTTGCTCTCTCGCACCGCTTGCATCAAGACCTTGGCTCTCAAGGAACTGGATGTCGCGCTGCAATTTCAACTGCTGCAAGACCATCTGTTGCTGTTGCATACCAAGTTGCTGCTGTGCCGAACGTGCAGCAAGCTCCATCTGTTGCTTCTGCAGCGGGAACAACTCGTTCTGCCGACGCAGCTGCTCCTGCTGGTTACGCACGGCGACAGCACGCTGGAGTTGCAGGTCAATGTTTGGACCAATGTTGCCAAGTTGCGCGAGAGCCTGCGCCCTCTGCGCTGGCATCTGCTTCTGACCGGCAGCAAGCAGCGACGCACCAAGTTGCCCGAGTGTCGAGGCAGTCAGGCGGCGCTGCTCCTCGGGAGACAACTGCTGCAGGATGTCGGTCGGCGTCGTGCCACCAGCAGCCGGTGCGCCAGACGGACCACCGAGAAGGCCATAGAGTGCAGACCCGGCATCTTTGATGCCGCCAAACAGTCCGCCAAGGAAATCGCCATCAGCCATGTTGCCCTCTTATTCCCAATTGCTGAGTAACCCGCCAGCAGTCGTCGCCGCTGCCCTGCCCTGCGCTTCAGGCGAGTTCATGATTGCATTTACGATCGTCTGGAAAGGCGTTCCACTGGTATACATCCCAGTCCAGTAGTTAGCACCAGCAGCCTCCGCAGGACGCCCAAGTGCAGTCTGATAGGTCTGGTTCAGGATTTGATTGAAGGCTTGCAGATCAGCCCCAGTACGCCCACCAGTTGTTCCGCCGGTCGTCCCGCCAGTTGTTCCACCACCAACAGTTCCTCCACCAGTCGTGCCGATGACGCCCGGCGTCGTGCTGGTGATACCGCTGGTTGTCCCAGTTGTTCCGCCAGCCAAAGATGCAGTTTGAGCATCTGCTCGCTTCTCATCTTTGGCAGCAGCGATACGTAGCCAATCAGGAATTTGAATATTTGAAATATCAAGTCTTTGACGAGGACCGGCGATCTGCTGGTAGGTCGCTGGAATGTCAGCCGGGTTAAATGGCCGGATCATCGACGGAAGAGCAGCCTGATACGCCAGCGACTGCTGGAAGGCGTTGGCCGTGGCGTTCGGATCAGCAAACTGCTGGAACGACGGGATAGATGCAGCAGAAGGCATCTGCGTCGTTTGATAGACAATACCGCCGACTGGCTGCGATCCAAACGGAACCTGACGGATGCCAGCTTGTGCGTTTTGAGCTTGCGAAGTTCCAGCTTCTGCTGAACGCCTAATGTTCGCAAGAACCTGATCCCAAGTCTGGGTTCCATTCGTTAGGAAGTCAGCCCAATAATCAATGCCCGCCTGTTCAGCCGGTCTTCCCAAGATGTTCTGATAAGCATTTTGGATCAGGGATACCGCTTCTGCACGCGACATGCCCTTGTTGGCCGCAGCCTGCGTGCCACCAAGAAGACCGCCAGTTGTGGCTCCAGTGGTTGCTCCGGTTGTCGTGCCACCAGTCGTCGTCCCGCCACCGAGCAGACCTTGGCCTTCAGTCGTTGCCCTGAATGCAGCAGCAAGGTTCTCAGGGGAAATCTGACCAGACGCCAGAAGCGGCGTCCAATACTCAACGCCAGCGGTTTCGGCAGGACGATTAAACACCTGCTGATAAGTATTGCGGACAGTTGCTTCTGGGGAGGAAGCAAGCGCCAGTTGAATTTCTGCAGGAGTTGCGCCCGTGCTTGCCCAGTATTGAGCGCCAGCCGTGTCTGCCGGTCTGTTGAACACGCTCTGATAAAGGGCGTTGATTTCTTCAATGGTCGCCATTTTATAACCCCAACAGTCCAGCGAACAGATCGTCCCGCCAGCGGCCTCGGTTTACAGGCGCAGGGGCCTGCGGTGTCCACGTTTGCTTTGGCGCGCCTGCTGCCATGAGCGCAGCGCCAGCAGATGCAAGCCCAGCGATGTCTTTCGCCGTTCCCTTGTCCATACTCCACCCAGTGTCCGGCTGTGGCAATGGCCTTGATGTCAACGCCATTGATGCTGCCCCGGGAGCCGACATCGGTCCAACGCCACCAACAGGCATCTGACCGGCAAACTGTGCGCCCATCGGCTGCATGGGCTCTTGAAACGAGGGGGAGTACGGACGCTGTGCGTCAAAAGGAACCTTGGCTCCAGTGTCACCCATGAGGCCACCGCCAAGACGCTGACCGAGCCAGCCGGTCCAACTGCTAATCGGCTCAGTGACAGAAGAAGCAAGCATTTCGCCAGCAGACTGCGGTGCAGCCTTGTTGCCAGAATACAGAGGAGCAGCATCAGCGGACGACGGAGCGGCAGGTGTCGTTCCAGCCTTGGTCGCAGCCCACCGTTGGAATGTGCCGACATCCCACTCGGCGAACGGCTTTCCCTCAAATTTCATTCCAGCGTTTGGCTTGATGTAGTTCGGAAACAGGTCAGCGATCTTTTCCGAAGGATCGGCCTGATATGCCTTCACAGCACCTTGCGGACCAAGAAACCAGCCAGAATAGGCGGTCGCGCCGCTGATCGGAATGTCTGCCTTCTGCAAGGCAGGAACAATGTCGTTCTGGAGATGATACTTGGCAGCAGCCGCAGAGACATTTGGATCAAACTTCAGGCTTGCAAGCTCATCAGCCGACCGACCGCCATATGTCTCAGGGTCCATGCGCTTCAGAACATTAGCAAGCGTGCCGCTAGTGAACCCGTACAGGCCACCTGCAGAAGTCGTCTTTGCTTGCGCCATCGGGTTGCCACCGCTTTCCAGCCGCACAATCCGTCTGAGCAGTTCTTCGTAGGTCATACCCTGATCCACTGCTTTTCGATTGAACCGTCTATAATCGCCAGCCGCCGCAGCATTTCTGCGCGCTTATCTTCCGGCAGATTGTATATCCGTTTCCTGTTGTCATCCAGATAAGCCGTGCAATTCCAGCAGTCGCGGCCAGTTTTTTCGCCCATGCCATACCCGGGCGGCATGTCAGCCTCAACATCCTTGAGGTACTTGAATACCTGCTCCTCGGTCCAACCTTGGATCGGCATGACGTACTGGATGCCATCGACAACTTGACCATCGACCGCCAGCGACTTGCGGCGGTCGTCGCCGCGCTGCCCCTTTACCAGATACCTGATGCCGAGCTTCTTGCAGGCATTGTACAAGGGAACCCAGATGTTGACCGCGCAACAGTCCAGATACGACTGCATCAGCGGCCCGTCGTTGCCGGTAATCATGCGACCGACCAGCGTGTTCTCAACCGGCAACACGTCAACCGGCCAGCCACGCTCACGCACGTTGCTCGGCTGATCTGACTTCACATGGATGAAATGAGGAAGCCGCTGCTTCCACTTCTCCATGTACTCGACCATCTCGGGATACGCGGCTCCCGTGTCGAGCCATACCACATATGTAGTATCCCACCGCTCACGGTACAGGTACAGGCAGGCAAGGCTATCCTTGCCGCCTGAAAACTGGATTGCCGTGTCGATCACAGGGATGCAAGCGTCGAGAGGATCGAGGCAGCCGAGGCAGCCGCGCCAAGACCAGTCAGCAGGCCAGACCCAGACGGCCCGGGACCGGTTTGCGTGTTCGTCTGGCCGTATGGGGTAACGCCAAGAGCCTGCAACGGTATCTGCAGCTGCGTCAGCGGGAACTGCTGCTGCTCCTGATACGCCTGACGCGCGGCGTCGAGTTCCGCCTGCTGCTGCTGTTGAATGGCGGACTGAGCAGCCAGCGCACCCGTGGCTCCGGTGAGAAAGGCTTCCTGTCCCGCGCCAGCAAGGCCACCGAGCGTCTGGGCCCCAGTGAGCCCCAGCTGCGCCCCGGTGATACCAGCCGCCTGATTGAGACGGGCAGCCTCCATCTGACGCTGGATGTCGCCAGATGCCGCAGCCTGCGCTTGAGCATAGTTCTGGGCCATCAGGTTCGCCGCCAGCTGACCGGCTTGCTGCTGGGCAGCCGCGTTGACCACGGCTTCTTGGATGGCTTGACGAGAGCCACCAAACGCCCGGGCTTTGATGGCAGCGTCAGACGCCTGATTAAGACCAGCCAGCCGCTGCTGGTTGAGGGTGTCCAGCGAGGTCTGCAACACGTTTTGCGTGTATGGGTTCATGTATGGAGACAAGTCAGCCTGACTAAGTTGACCAGCAGAAACCTGCGTCGGCTGATAGCCGCCAGCCTGTGCGGCCATCTGTTGCGCGTAGGCGTAGGCAGGTTGGGCGAGGGCGTAATTGTTGGCGATAGCTCCAATGGTGCCGATCTGACCCGGCGTCATCGACGCCACCCGCTGCCCCTCATACGGCCCCTGAAGGCTGCGGGAAACATCGTAAGCCGCAGCAAGATTTCGCTGCCCCGCTTCCTGCACCCACTGCGGGATTTCTGTCTTGTTCACGACCGTCTGTGTTCCGCCGCCACCGCTCATGTCAAAGCCCTCTGATATACGGTGTGGGTGGATCGCCACCCAAACTCCGGGTTGAACTTTTCCCAGCCCTTCCGAGCCATCGCCTGCATGAAGTTGCACCCATTTTTGCGGGCGAACTTCTCGACCTTCTTGTGCAACTTTAGCACAGCTTCCATCTCACCTGCAGCGAGGAAGATGTTCAAATATCGCTTCTGGGGGCACTGGATGATCTCCGTGACCGCCAGACCGCCGTCGTTCCAAAATAGTTGGAACCTGCCTTCTTCTAACCCGGCGACAATGTCATGCAAAGCAAACGTGCCGCCGCCGTGTTCCAGCGCCGCCTCCAGACGGGCAATCATGTGTTCCCTGTCGATCAATACGGCGGCGCTCCCTGCTGACCCAAGGCCACTGATGTCGTCACAAGGTTTCCAGCGTTATCAACCGTCACCTTCCAAACACCGCCATCAGGAGCCTGAAGGAGAACACCATCGACGGCTTCCAACCTGCCGATGCTCTGCCCCAGCACCCGCTCCAACAGCGAGAAGGCAAAACGGAAATACTCGCGGTCGTATCCGCCGGGAGGAGTTGGCAGGTTGATGATCATCTGCCGCCGCCTCCGATCATCTCCAACCGCATCTCACCGATGGACCACTCGCCATCCTCGGTCGCAGCAATCTTCACGCGGAAGTCGCGACCAGTGACGCGCATATCCGTGTAGCCAGATGCGCGTGGGTTGTACGGACCACTCGTTGTTTCTGGAGCCTCTGGTGTGAAAGATGAGAAGAAAGTCAACTGCGTGCTGTCATAGCCATATCCGCTGTCTGTGATGGCTTGGCGAATATGGGAAATGGAATTTCCGTTCTGGATGTTGATTGATCCAGTCTCAGCAAATCGGCCAGTGGTGATAGGCGTGCCTGCCGCAGTCCAGCCGTTCTCCTGCTGGAAAATGTCGTTAACTTGGTCAGAAGCTAATGGGAAACGAAATACACCAGAACCACATGCAGCCGTACGCGTCATGGTGTCGGTAATGCCCCACCAACCCTCAGCATAGTTGTAATAGACGGCGCGGTTGGGGACGGTCGAACCTTGCGACGGATACCAGAACCACGCCTCTGGGAAGATGTTGTTTTCAGAGCCATGCGTCCACAGTGAGCCGACCTGCGGATCAACGTCATCGAAAACATATGAGCCAACTTCGCAGGGAAGCGGGCGAACCGTTCCGCCGTCGTACAGGAAGAAACTCTCACGGCCCATCCAGACGCACCGGCCAGCAAAGGTTGCAAAGGCGCGCGGGGCGATTAGACCGCAGCCAAAGCCAATCCGCTCGATCTGATAGATGTACGGCAGACCGATGTAGCGCATCAACCATGCCTCGTCCTCAGTCCAGATCAGCGTACCCTCGCGCACAGGGGCACACATGGTGATCTTGTTCTGAGTATCCAGATCAAGATAGCCAGCCGTGTTTGCCGGGTCAGCAAAGTCCCAGTCCGTATAGTCTTCACGCGACGACCAAGCCACGCGGCGTGTATTGCCGCCAGCGCCGATCAGAACAGCGTGCCGCTCAGGCGTAACGATGACGCCACGGTTGTCAATTGGGCATTGGTCAGCCGCAGGAACAGATGCAAGGCCACCGGTTCCTGTGGTGTTTGTTCCGCTATTCGCATACGTAAACGTCGTATCGCTGGTGACGCTGGTGATCGTATAGGTTCCGTTCAAACCAGTTACGCTGTTCCCAGAAATGACGACAGTTTGTCCGTTAATAAATCCGTGATGATTTACCGTCGTAACGGTTGCCACATTAGACGTGCGGACAATGTTGACGATTGTATTGTGTCCAACTTCCTCGGCATAACTTTCGTTGTGGTTCCAATGAAGCAAACGACCATCTGACGATGCCACCGCAAGGATGTCGCCTCCCCAGTTGTCGATGGTCCAAGAGAACGTCGGCAGGAAGCTCTGCGTTGGATCACGAGGATGCGTTGGATCAGTGTCCAATCCATAATAAGTCGCGCCATAGTTTGCTGTCCCATATGCCCCAAAAACAGAAGCATTGGCTGCGACAAAATTAGGAGGTGTAATATCTGTGTAGGTCGATCCATTTAGAACGAACAATTTGCTTTCGCAGCCAACAGCGCAATACGTTGCATTGTCTGCACCAGCCCACGGGAACAAGCATCTAATCGTGCTAGAAAGTGGTGACGCTGTAATGCGCTGCCAGCCGCCAACCGGCAGTAGTTTGCCAGCACGCCAGCGGATCAGGTTACCGTCCCAGTAGCGACCCTTGACCTGTAACGGCGTGGCCGCTTTGACGATCCCCGGCGGAATGTTGACTGGCGCAAGAGGCATTACTTCTTACCTTCGCAGAAGCCCTCGCGGCGGGCATTGTTGATCTTCACTTCGGTGATCGTCTGCGGCGTATCCTTAGACGACCAAGATATGTCACGCCAAACAGCACAGGCGCTGTCAGTCCCGCCGATGGCCGTCGTCTTGAAGCAGCCGGTCAGGAGAAACAGCGGCAGCGTCGCCAGCAGCAATCGCGTCTTGAGTGCGTTTGAGAGCATCTGATGTCGCCTGCGCTTTGACTTCGTTAATGGCGTCAGAGCGGATTTTAACATACACCCCGCCTAAAGCCACGATCAACACACCGCCAATCAGGATATAGCGGCCCAATGGGGAGAACAGCAACCCGATCATGCGGCCTCCTCGTCCAGTCTTTTCTTGCGGAAATACCATACGGCTCCAGCCGCGATGACGATAACAACCAGAAGGAGAACGGTCGGGCTAAGAGCGGACAAGATGTCCTGCCCTTCCTTCACCAACGGCATGACTTCCTGAACGACCGCCACAGTTCCAAGACCGCCAGCCGCCACCGCAGCGTTGGCCTCTTTTGACTGCGTGATAGACTTCGACGCCTTCGGCTGCTCGGGCGTCAGGCGAGCCTCCAGAATGTCTACCGGGGCTTCTGTATCAACGCCACGCCACAGTTTAGCCTCTGCACGGCGGCGGCGCACAAGCCCGGAAATTTCCTTACCTCCTGCCTTCGTCCACTTCATAAGCTCGGCAGGAACGGCGTCAAAGTTACCTTCATTGACGCGCTTCAGCAGCGTGGATTTTTTCAGGGAGCCAAGGCCGCAGTTGAAAGCGAAGGACACCAGAACGTCAAACTGGTTCTGATTGACTTGGACTTCCAGCATCCGCTCGACGCCAAGCTCAAAGGCAGCCAGATCACGGGCAAGGATGGCCGCGCTTTCGTTGGCGGTGATCGTCATACCTTCGCAGACGGCAGGCTCACCAGCAGCAGACGTATGGCCGACGCCAATCGTCCAGACGCCTGCGCTGCACTTGTAGGCAGTCAGCTTCTCACCTTCAAACTCGCGGATGTGTCGGATACCTGCGCCTGATGTTCTCATGTGTCACCTGCTCAATAAGATAGCCATTCCAAACAGACCAGCCACCAGAAACGTCGCGACCAAAGCGATTGCACCTAGCAGCGCAAGGTCTTCCTTCATTTGCTGCGCGTCACGTTTGCGCTGCTCCTCCAGTATCCGCTGCTCCTTGCGGACGCGGATGATCTCTTTCTGCACCTCGTCCCAGCCCCGCAGGCCGTACTTGGCGACGAACTCATTCTTGACCTGTTCAGCCCATTCTTCCGCCTGTTTGC